CGAAAGAATTTCTAAAAAAATGGCATATTCAATATATTTTCCTTATAATGAGCAATTGGTTGAAAAGATAAAGGCACTTCCAAATGATACTCGTAAATGGGATCCCAATAAAAAGGCGTGGGATATAACAACTCAATCTTTATTTAATTTAATTAAACAGTATAAAGGTTCAAATAAAATTTATTTTGATTTTGGAAATGAAGAAAAAAGGAAAGATTTTATTGTGCAAATAAAAAAAATTGAAAAAAATGAATCTGAAAAACAAAAAATAATTATTGATTTAGAAAAAAAGAAAGAGTATTGGATTAAATATAAACAAGATTTAGAAACTACATATGAAAAATATTCGGATAAATTACATTCGTTACTTAAAGAAGGTATTAAACTATATCCCCATCAAATTGTGGCTGCAATGTTTATAGATATGACCCGAAACACATTAATTTCTCATGACATGGGGCTTGGCAAAACTTTATCTTCGATATTGTATGTGGAAATGAATAATTTCGAAAAGGTAATTGTAATAACACCAAATTCACTTAAATATAATTATGGTAATGAGGTTGAAAAATTTACTAATAGTAAATATTACATAATAAATTCAAAAAAAAATAAGTGTGATGTTAAAGAAGCGAAATATATAATTTTGAATTATGAGTTTTTTAATAATGGAAGTCATAGTAAATTTTTGGAAAAATGGAATAAATTAAAAATAGATAAGATAGATGCAGTTATTTGTGATGAAGCTCAGCGTTTAAAATCAACAAAATCAAATACATATAAAAATTTTAAAAAAACATTTAACGAAAAAATTTTCAGAGATGGTAAAATAAGTAAAGTGTTTTTGTCAGGAACTCCTGCACCTAATAGAGCATATGAATTATATAATGTATTAAATCAAATATCTCCCATTGATTTTCCAACAAAAAAATATTTTTACGAATACTATTGTGGGATGACATATGATTTTAATAATGGGTGGGGATATGTATTAGATGATTCAAAACAAAAATTGGAGGAACTTTATCATAAAATATCACCATATACACATAGAAAAAGAAAAGCAGATGTTTTATTGAATTTACCAGATAAAATATATCAAAAAATAATTCTTGAAATGGATAAACACGATGCTGTTGTTTATGATGAAATAGAAAGTGGTGTTGCTAATGAATTTATAGAACATCCAACTCATAATCCATTAACAATAATGCTTCGTTTAAGGCAATATACTGCATCGCTTAAAGTAAAGCATATTGTAGAATTGGTTGAAAATATTATTGATACTGGTGAAAAGATAGTTATTGTTGATTATTTTAAAGAAACATTATATCAATTGAAAGAAAAATTGGGAAATATTGCAGCACTTCATACCGGAGATCAGGATGATGAAGAAAGAGCAAATGTTGTGAAAAAATTTCAAGATCCAAATAGTGATTTATTGATATTTTTAGGAACAATTCAAACTTGTGGCTATGGTTTAACATTAACAGCAGCAAGTAAATTGTTTATAATCACATTACCATATTCTGTTGGAGATTATGATCAGGTTAGCGATAGGTTGCATAGAATTTCGCAAAAGAATGTAGTAAATATTTATCCTTTAATTTTTCCTGAAACTATTGATGATTATGTGTTTTCGGCAATTGAAGGCAAGCGAAAAGAAATTGTTAAGGTTATGGATAATGAAGATTATAAATCAAATATCAATGAATCAGTGTTATCTGAAGTTATTGAAAAAATAAAAAGTAAACATAATAAAATAGAAAATCAATTATGAAAAAAGTTGGCGTTTTATTTTCTGGTGGATTGGATTCCACTTATCTTATATGGAAAAATTTAATGGATGGTAATCAAGTTACACCAATTTATATTGAAATTAAAAATAATACTAATAAAACAATTCTTGAAAAAAATCGTATTGATTTACTATATAATAAATTTTATGAAAATTTTGGAAATAATATTACCGATATTAAATATATTATGGATATATATATTGATGCTTTTGTTAATAATTTATATTTTACACAAATGCCGATTTGGATTACTGGTTTAATTTTTTCGCAAGGATTATGTGTTGATGAATTACAAATTGGCTATATTGCTAATGATGATATTATTTCATATATTGATGATATTCAAAAGTTATATTATTCATATAAACCATTTGTTAATAATATAAAACCACTCAGATTTCCATTGCTGAAATCATGTAAAAATGATATATTTGAAGAATTACCTTTAGAATATAAAAAACTAATTGTTAGTTGTGAAGATCCTATTATATTAAATGAAAATTCGATGATAATTGATTATAAGCCTTGTGGCAATTGTAGTTCTTGTAAGCGAATAATTAATAGTAATTATTATATGACAGGAAATTTTCCAGATAATTATAAAGAGGTTGTTGTGATGTATCATATGGATGCATTACAAAGAATTGATATTGATATTGTAAAAAAAATGATATTACAGTTTGAATCAAAAAACGAAAGCATTGATAATACTAATGTAAGCATTAAAAATTCTGAGATTATTAATTAAATATTGTGAATTCTAATGATATTTTAAAATAAACAACATAATTTAATAAGAATATAAGCAATGAATAAATTAGAAGTTCTTAGTGAAATAAAAAGTTTTCTTGAAGGATATAATGATGATTTAAAATATATTGTTAATGTTGAAACAAATCCTTCAACAAATATTGCAGAATGTGTTATACATGAACCAGATAGGGAAATAAAAATAGTGAAAGTTCCTTATCAACCTTTTATGTATATGAAAGATTTGTCGAAGCATAATATTGAATTGTTTGCTGGCAAATCGAATGAAATGAAAGAGAATAAAAAGAAAAAATATGGTATTACTGTAACTAAATTAAAAACAGCTAATCATAAAAGATTAATAGATGGTTATTGTTATAAAATAACAAGTGATAAATCTTATAATGCAATAATTGATTATTTGAAGGATGGTGGTATAGATATATATGAAAAAGCAAGAGATAGTCAAGATAAAGCAATTAAAGATACCAATGGGAAATATGTTTATATATATCGTGATTTATTTTATGCGCCAAAACTTACTGAACAATTTTTTATATCAACACGTTCAAGACTTTATAAGGGATTTGATGAATATAAACAAATACATAGATTAATATTTGATATTGAAACAACAACATTAAGGTATCATACGGGTAGAATTTTTTTGATTGGAATTAGGGATAATAGAGGTTTTGAAACTATATTGGAAGCAGAAAAAATGGATGATGATGAATCTGAAATAAAATTAATTCAGGATTTTTTTAATATTATTGATTATTTAAAACCAGATGTAATTTCTGGTTATAACTCAGAAATGTTTGACTTCGATTTTATATTGGGAAGGGCAAAAATTCTGGGAATGGATTTGGAAAAACTACCTGCTGGTTTAAAAGGAGATTTTTCATTAAAAAGAAGACCAAACGCTACTCTTAAATATGGTAGTAACACAGATAAATATACAGCAACAGAAATGTGGGGATATTCAGTTATTGATATATTTCATGCAGCAAAAAGAACGGCAGCAATTAATAGCGATATTGAAAGTACTAGTTTAAAATATATTGCGAAATTTGAAAAAATAGCAAAAGCAAATAGAACTTATATTAAAGGTGAAGATTTTCTAATTGGAAAATATTATCGTGAAAATAAAATATTCATGATTAATGAAAAAAATGAGTATATTCAAATTCCTGATGAATATCAAGAAGTTGCTAATAAATTATTTGAACTTCAAAAAAAGAAAAATGAAATTGATGCGGAAAAATATAAAAAATTAAGAAATAGTTATATTTCTTCCGCACCTGGTTTATATGAATGGTTGAAAAAAGAAGCGATTCAAAATGGAATGAATTCATTTATTAATGGTAAGAATATAGTTATACAATATCTTTTGGATGACTTGTGGGAAACAGAACAAATAGATGAGCTTTATAATCAATCTTCATTTATGCTTGCTAAAATAGTTCCAACTACATATCAACGTATTTGTACTATGGGCACTGCTTCAATATGGAATTTATTGATGACAGCATGGAGTTATGAAAACGATTTAGCAATACCCGCACCCGATGTGCTGGAAAATTTTCCTGGTGGTCTTGCAAGGTGTTTTAAAACTGGATATACTAACAGAATAATTAAAATTGATTATAATTCACTATATCCATCAATTGAATTAACATATGATATTTTTCCTATTTTTGATATTACTGGTGTTTTAAAAAAAATATTATTATATTTAACTACAACTCGTAATATTTATAAAAATTTAGGTAATGGATTAGTTCTTAATGATGAAGAAAAAGAATGCGTTAAAATAATAGATAAAGAAGTGTATCATAAATATGCTGAAAATAAAATTTCAGCAAATGATGTTTCAATGTTTAAAATTAAACAATTGCCTGTTAAAGCATTAAATAATTCGTTATTTGGTGCACTTGGTTCGAATATATCGTTCAATTGGTCTGATAATATTTCGGCGGCAAGAATAACGTGTACCGGAAGATTATATTTACGTCATGCGATTTGGTGGTTTAGTAAATTTGGTTGTACGCCACTTCTTGCGGTAACAGATGGTATTAATTTTCAATATCCTGAAAAAACAAATATTAGAATAGACGGGAAAATTATGGAAAAATTAAATAAAGAAGAATCTATTGAAAAAATGTGGCAATATAATGGTGAAAGAGGAATAAAAGCTCTTATTGAAAAATATAATACGGAAGAAATGAAATCGCCATATATGAAAATTGCAGATGATGGTGAATCAATTGCTTGTTTTAATTTATCTCGAATTAATTATGCAACATTATCTTTAGTTAAAGATAAAAAAACCGGTGAAATGAAAGAAAAAATAAAACTTACTGGTAATACAATAAAGTCAAAAGTATTGCCTGAATATATACGAGAATTTATTGATAATGGTTTAAATATGATACTTCATGGGGAGGGTAAAAAATTTGTTGATTATTATTATGATTATTGTGAAAATATTCGTTATATGCAAATCCCATTGAAAAAAATTGCCAGTAAAAGTAGAGTAAAGGTATCGATTAAAGAATATCTGGAAAGAGGTGTGGATAAGAATGGAAGAGAAAAAGCAAGGCAAGCGCATATGGAATTGCTTATAAAAGAACGTAATGAAATAGCAGAAAATTTATTTAATAAATATAAAGATCAGTTGGTTATAATAAAGCCTGAAAATGAATTAACAATTGAAGATAAAATAAAATTGGTTTCAAAATATATGCCACCCGAACCGGAATTGGATAGTGTTGTATATTATGTCAATACTGGCACTCAGGTATCACATGGTGATGTGGCAAAAAAATCAGATGGTACTATCGTTTTACGTTGCAAATTAATTAAAAATGAAGATTTGGAAAAAAATCCAAATATGATTGGTGAATATAATTATAAAAAATATTTAGCAGCATTCAATGCAAGAGTTAAATCATTATTTGTTGGTTTTGATCCAGAAATAAGAAATAGTATTTTAGTTAAAATAGATAAAGAAGGTAATCTTATAAAGAATAGTTTTGCGTCATATCAATTGGAATTAAAAAATTTTGATAAAGATAGTATTGAAGAATCGATGTATTTGGAAGAAAAGGAAGTTGATATTTGGAATAGAAATGGATTAGATGCAAGATTAATTTGGGATGGTTTTAAAATGTATAATGATAAAAAAATATATTTTGAAATATATGAAAATGCATTGAATTATTTGAATGAAAAAATGAAAGCAGCAAATAAACCATTGATTAAATCAATTAATTCGAAATATGAAAAAGGTGATTTTGTTTTAATCAAAGAAGATAGTTCATATCATGTTGGTGTTTATAATGGTATTTTTATTGATATTGTAAAATATAATGTACAAGTTCCTAAAAGTGAAGTTGAATTAGAGTTAGATAGAAAATTAGAAGAAAAGAAAAATAAATTAGAAAATCTTAAAATATCAGAACTTGTGATTAAATCAAATAGAGAACTATATTTAGAAGAATTAAATAAAAGAAAAATTAAATATTTTGAAATATTTAAAAAGGAACGTAATATACCGGATCATTTTACAATGGAAGAACTTTTTAAAGAAGTACCTAATATTGAAAATGCTTTTAATGATTTTGTAAGTGAAATAGAAGAAGAAAGAGAAGCAGAGGCTATGGAACAATATGAACCGGAAGATAATTATTTTGTAGATGATATTGATTCATAAAATAGAATAAAACTTTTAATAAGTATTTATATTAAAATATTATTTTATGAAAATAAAGAAAAAAGAATTATTTGAAATAATTGATTCAAACGGAGATTTAATTGGTAAAAATAATATACCAACAAATGGCTCTGATTTAGAATCCCAATCCAATAAAACAACGGATTATAATGTAAGAGTAGGAAATCAACCATTTAGATATGATATGTTGGGACGTTTTGGATTTACGTTATTACCTTTTTTTGAGGGTAAAGAATATAATGATAAACAAGAAAAATTTATGCATGATTTAGCGAAGTTGATGTATGATAAATATAAAGAAACTCTCGAATATTATTATCGTCATCCTAATAAATTAAAATCGGATTTTAGATTACATTCTAAAAACGATTTTGATTCTCAACCAGAAGACAAAAGAAAAATTGATTTTAAATGGGCAAAAAAAATAGTAGATGTGGTTCAAAAACATTTTGAGAATGGTTTTGAAAATTTTCAAAATATAGATGAAATTGAAATTTTTGAAGATGTTGTTAGAGATAAAAAAAATGAGGTTGAAATGACTAAAAATAAAAATGATAATGAAATTAGAGATAAACAATTGAAAAAAATTGCTGATTTAATAAGTAAAAAACTTAACAAAAAGGAAATTGGCAAATTGGTTAATTTAATTGAAAACAAATATAAATGATTTTAAAATCAAACAATTATATTATAAATTAATATTTTTTAGTTAATGGCAAATCAAGAATTATATGGTAAAGAATACCAAGTACCTTCAAAGATAATAAGACGTATACAAATAAATTTAATGTTAAATCCAATTGGTAATGGTGTTAAAAGAGCTAAGTTTATTGTAAAAAACGGTAAATTAAGTTATCAGGAATTGAAAAGATTAAAAAATTTTTTTGATTATTTTAATCCACAAACACAAAGTAAATTGGAATATGAATTAGTAGGTGGCGATGAAATGAAGAATTTTGTAGAAACAACATTAAATTCGGAAAGAAGTGCAGTAGAAAGATCAAAGGAATTAAGAAGAGATGTTAATACAAATCCAAATTCAGAATTGAAACCATATCAAACACCAAGATTAACAGAATCAGAA